CGACGGATTAATGATTAAGGACGCTGAGTTGTTTGAGGTATCGGTAGTATCTGTGCCATGCAATCAATCAGCTACTTTTTCGCTCGCGAAGTCTTTTGACTCATCTGATGAGTACGAAGAATTCAAAAAAACTTTCACAAATCGTGTAGATCTAGCAGGTCAGTCTCTGGCTAAGGATGAAGATATTACTTCGGGAATAGCTAGTGACACCACACCTCAAAGCGCGGACATTAATTCCGCAGATCAGGAGATCAAGATGGAAAATCAAAACATCGACTTGGAAGCTTTTGCAAAGAAGGTAGCTGAAGATACAGCTGCTAAGATTGCTATGAAGCAAGCCGAGCAAAAAGCAGCTGATGAAGCAGACGCCAAAGCACAAGCTGAAGCAGACGTTGAAAAAGCACAGGCTGTTGAAGCCGAAGAAATCCGCGTTAAAACTGGCGTACAAACTGGCGTTGAAGCCCTTATGGCAGACGTTGAAGCTAAGCTAGCTGAAAAAGACGCAAAAATTGACGAAGTACTCAAGCAGTATAAGTCTGAACTCGAAGAGAAATCAGCAGAGATCGATGCTATGAAAAATAGCAAGAAGTCTTTCACTGACCGCTCTTCTAAAGGTGATGTATCTAAGTGGGGACAAGAGTTCCTTAAAGCTCACCTGTTGGGTGTTATGACTCGTAAGGGTATGAACACTGAATTTGGTATCGAGCTTCAAGAGAAGGCAGGTATTGACTACACTACTAACGCAGCTGATATTGATCAGGAAGTTTCTAGTCTCATCGAGAAAGAAATCATGAATGAGCTGAAAGTAGCTCGTTTGTTCCGTGAAATCCCTGTAAATGGTGCAGCAACTGTACTTCCTATCCAGCCTGACGTTGACGCGGCTGCATGGGCAATCAATGCTACCTCTGGTAACTTGCAGAATCAAGGCAACTCTGGCGGCAACGCTAATAAGTTCCAGCCTAAGCAAGTAATCCTGAACGCTTATCGCTTGATTTCAAGCTCGTTCATGGACAACGATGTAGACGAGCAAGTTCTTATTAACTTGATGCCTATGATTGTTGAATCAGTAGCTCGCGCTCACGCAAAAGCTGTTGAAGCTGTTGTTCTTAATGGTAATGGCACTATCGTCGGTCTTGACGGTGTTGCAGCTACTCATGGCACAACTCTTGACATCTCTGATGCAACCAAGATGACTTCAGCTCTCTTGCTTGCAGCACGTCAAGGAATGGGCAAGTACGGCTTGAACCCAACTGATTTGGCCTACATCGTAAGTCAGAACATGTACTACGACTTGCTTGAAGATGCTAGCTTCCAGACTTTGGACGAAGTAGGATCTGATCTTGCAGCTCGTGTAACTGGTACTATCGGAGCCGTTTACGGTACTCCAGTAGTAGTATCTGATCAGTTCCCTGCAGAAGCAGCAGGTATCCCAGCAGCATTCGCATGTTACACTCGTAACTACGTAATGCCTCGTCTTCGCGGTGTAACCGTTGAGCAGGATTACGAAGTAATGAACCAGCGTCGCGTTATCGTTGCTAGTCAGTCTCTCGGTTTCGAAGAAATCGTTGCAGGTGCCGGTGTAGACCAGCCTTGTGTTAAGATTGATCTTATAGCTTAATACTGAAAAGTATAGAAACGAGGGGGAGTTTATCTCCCCTAAGTTTTTACTAATGGACTTATAAATGGCAGATTTAATTACAATTGACGAATATAAAACTTCGGAGAATATCCAAAGTACAAAAGAAGATCACCGTATCAATTCTTTGATCTCGGCCGTAAGTGCATTAGTAAAAACTTATTGTGGTAATAGTATTGTAGACCACTACTCAACAGATAAAGTAGAAACGTTTTCAATTAACTGGTCTACTAATTTAGTACAATTAACAGAAACACCTATAGTATCAATTGTGTCTGTAGAGGAAAGGGATGATTACAGCTCTAGTTATACTACTGTACCAGCCACCGAGTACTTTATGGATGCTTCCGTAGATGGTGTTTATAGAGTAAGTACGATTGGCGGCGCAAAGATGTGGCCCGGCGGTCCTGCTTCTGTAAAAATTACTTATAAGGCGGGATACTCGGAATGTCCTGCAGATTTACAATTGGCAGTAATTGATTTAATTACCTACTACATGAAAGATGAGCATAAAGCGCGTCAAACAATAGCAGGTGCAAGCATCCAGAACAGTGCTTCTTCAAGTCAGAGAAACAATGTAGCGTTTCCTGACCATATTAAGCGTGTACTGGATCTATATAAGAACTTTTAGATGAGTAAGTCTAGTCTCATAAACTTTCTTACTAAACTGGACAATGATTTAACGTCTTCTTCACAAGCTTGGAGAACGAAGACAGGTAATAAACTTACCACTGTAATACACATTAAAGCCAGCACCATAACCTATGTAATAGAAAGAGCGGTTACAAAGGCAACAAATGTGGAAGGCAATGGAGAGATCTTACTAAAAGACTTAGGAAGCAGCTATACTGCAATACTCAATAAGCTTATGTCGACACTAAGAACAAACTATAAAGCTCTACAGGCAAAAAGTCCCGAATCTATTAAGTTTAAAAAAGGTAGCCGGTCTGGTAATGAGATAAGAGTACTACTGATTAAAGTGGAAGGGTCAAAGCGAGATAACTTTACAACAGCTCAAGACTACTATAAAGACGCTTTACAGGAATTTTATGACGACTTTGCTGCGCTGCTCGGAAAGTACTTAACTCGTGCAAGTACTTCTAATAAATCAGGAAAGGTAGAACAGACTAAGCAAGGACAGGTCTTTAACTTGGAACATCTTAAAGGTAGAAGTAATATACAAGGGTTTATTAACGATAAAATACATGATGCTCTTCAATCTTACGATGGTAGTTTAGAGGATTTAAAAGCTAATGTAAAAGCTCTTGGGTTAAAAACATACTTAAATATAGAAAAGAATGCAAAAACAGGCGAAGTTAAAGTATTTATAGGAAGCCAAGACCGCAACGTAGCAGAGTCTTCTTCTGAGAAAAAAATTAAAACTGACTTACAGAAAGCTTTGACTAAAGCATTAAAAAAATTAAAAGAACCTCTTTTTGAAGTTCAAGGGTCCGATAGCTTAAAAAGTGCGAAAAGGAAAAAAGTACTAGAAAAAACTTTAACACCTTTTAAGAAATTAAAAAATGTTAAAGTCAAAGCCCTTAGTACAAAAATTAAAGAAAGCAAAGCACCCGTAACACTAGATGTAAGCGGAACAACAGTATTGGGCAAAGCTGCAAAGACAAGGTTAAAAAAGAAGCAAGTAAAGCAGAAACATCTGTCTTCCGCAGCCTCTCAACCTTTACAGCTTATTGGTGCGATCAATAAAGAACTACCGAATACAGTTAGAAAGAATATGAAAGAGCCAGCACTTGTAAATAGAACGGGCAGGTTCGCGGAAAGTGTAAGACTTACAGAAATAATTCAAACACCCAAAGGATACCCAAGTTTTGGTTATACTTATCAAAGGGATCCTTACCAAGTATTTGAAGAAGGGAGTTCCGGAAACTGGTCAAACGGAAAGAGAGACCCTCGAGAATTAATTGACAAATCTATTCGAGAAATAGCGGCACAATTCGCAATCGGAAGATTCTACACTAGGAGAGTTTAATGAGCAGAGCATATACAACAAGACGTTTAGGTATTATTAGTGCTCTAGTAGATAAACTTAAAACTATAAATGGAGCAGGAGCATTTCTTACCGACCTAGGTGAAAATGTTTCTCCTCGATTAAAATTTTGGGATGAGGTGGAGGAGTTTCCTGCAATTCACCTAAATGCCGGCTCTGAGACACGAGAGTATCAAGCGGGTGGATATAAAGACAGATTCCTTAGCGTCACTGTTAGATGTTACGTACAAGCAGAGGATGCCGTAGAAGCTTTGGACGAACTAATGGAAGATGTTGAAACCGTGTTGGAAGAAAACTCTCGATTAAAGTATAAAGATCGTACTAATACAGATCAATATACACAACAAATCACAATAGTTAGTTTAGATACTGACGAAGGTGTACTTGAGCCAATGGGTGTCGGAGAGATGCTTTTAGAGGTTCGATACTAGAAAATGCAGGCAAGAACAAACGTTCACGTCCTAGCCTTTTCAAGATAACATAGGAGATTAACTATGGCAGATTCAATGTTTTTTAGCCGCGACAGTAAGGTGTTTGTCGCACCCCTTAATACTGCAGGGGCAGAAGTAGCAGGCGCAATCTGGGAAATTCCAGTTTTGGACGGTTTCTCATTTTCGCAAGCAACAAACACCTCAGAAGTAACTTTAAATGAAATGTCAGCTGGCAGTAACGTAAGTCGGCGTGGACGTAAA